GGGTCACTCACAACATAGATGTTTGAGTAGTAAGATAACTTACGCTTCTGTGTCCTTGCAGTTGCTTTGTCTGCATCACGACCACTGTTCCACAACTCACGATTGAGCTCACTAACAGGGTCATCTTTACCTATTGTTGTCAGTGAATTCTCGATGTACCACTGACCGCCAGGACCCTTGAAAGAGTGTGACCAGATCTTTGCCCAAGGCATTTCCTCACCATCTGGTGAAGGAAGGAATCTGATAACGGCATAACCGTTTCCTGACTTATCCAACTCAGGTTTCCATAGACGCTCATCGGCACCTGTGGTCTGAGGTTGATTGATTTTCTCTATCTCTCTTGTTAACTTCTCGAAAGTATTCCCTGCTTGGGATGCTTTCTTTAGAGATGCAAAAGACATGCTGTATTCTCCGTATTGAATGTGTGTGTTTGTTTGCCACTGTTTAATCGTAGCATACTATTTAGGCTGTGTCAACCCTCTCCAAACTCCCTAGTGTACGCTTTGTCAAGCGTCACAATCATGGCATCCATGCAGTCTGGAAGACTCTTATAGCCGAAGGCATTCACTAGCATATTAATTCGATTCTTCATGTCAGCAGCCTCTGGATCCTCTTGAGATGCCAGTGCTAACCGATGGTAAAATATTTTCTGCCTGTCTATAAGAGCCTTACATTCTGCTATGTGCTCTTTCTTTTCTTCTGGTTCCATCTTAGGAAGTCTGCTAGATTGACTAGCAATATCCTGGTAGGTTTGGAAAATCGTATGCAGATCCTCTTGAACCTGCTGCGATTCAAAGAATGTACTCTTCATTTTAGATAGGTAGTACCCCTTTCGATGTTTTCTTTATGAAATTTTTCTGAGATGCTTCATGCCTTAGTCTTTCCTTCAAAGGTTTGGACAATAATTTAGGCACGGATTCCATTTCAATTTCATTCTCTTGACAGAAAGTAATCACCGCTTCAATGTAACCAATTAAACCATTGGAAGTTTTAACCAACCTCTCTATCTCTACCGAGAATTTAGAGGGGGTCATGAATTTATCTTCTGGATTTGGTTCTTGCTTAGGCATTACTTCTCCCAACAAATTCCTTGATATAGGATTTAAGTAATTGTAGATAGTCATCAAGATTGTATTTCTGAAAGACTTGAACAGACCCATCTTCAACCGTGATAAGTGTGACAATTTTCTTGACCTCAATACCTGTTAGTTCTAAAAACATAGCAGCGTAGGCTGTCTCTTGCACATAGTAGTGCTCGATGTATTCCTCCTGCTTTATCTTTGTCGAGGTTTTAAAATCGATAACTGCCAACTCACCATCAAACTCAGCAATACAATCTACTCGACCAGCGAGACCTAGGTAATGTGAATACAAAAAGGTCTCCAGACAGTTGATGTTGTTTATGCGATTGAGAGTGGACTTTGCGGACTGAAACATTCTAACAGATAATGGATTATTTTCCAAGTAACTGTCGAGATCTAATTTATCTGTAAGATAGTCTTCAGTGATACTGTGAAATGCAGTACCTCTTTGCGTAGCTCTAGCAGTAATTCGATTGGCCTCGTCTTCACCTATTTTCTTTCTCCAACCTGCGAAGAAAGCAGCGTTCTTAAACGATGTGATTGAGGTAACACTCGGATAGTATTTATCAGCACCTGGAATAGGATAAAATCTTATCCCATTTTCATTTACTGGTTCAACATCCACAGGTTTGAGTGGAACATCAACAAAATTAAATGTCATTTAAAAACCTAAATTATATTTGGCAATTAGGTAAGACTTCACGAGACCAGATCTCACGATGTCATCAATACCGAATTCAATACAAGAAAAGTCTTGCATTGATTGGAGAATGGTAATGAAATCTGAGATACCAGACTTCTCATTCTCTCTAGTAAGGTCTGTCTGGGTGACATCACCACAAAACATTATCTTACTGTCTTCACCTATCCTAGTTACAATAGAGTCTAGCTCATGGAAATTCAAGTTACTAAACTCATCCACTATAACAACAGCATTGTCTAGTGTTGTGCCTCTGATAAATGATGTAGACCAGAAGTCAATTGTTTCTTGTGCTCTAAGATTATCATAAAGCATTTCAAAAGAATTGTCGTCTGGCATACTAAACATATATCTTACCATATTTTTGTATGGTATTTGATATAAGTATGACTTATCTTCATGATCTCCTGGAAGGAAACCAATCTCTCTAGTAGGAACTAGAGACCTTACAATGTATATCTTATCATAAGGTGAGGATTCGTCAAGTACTTCCTTCAGTGCAAGGTATAACATGATAAAAGTTTTACCTGTACCAGCAGCACCATGTAGAAGGAGATGTTTTCCTTCTTCATATGATTTGAAAGCTGCCTTTTGATTATCCGTAAGTGGTTTAATGTCCACCATATAGGATCCATCAATGGGTTTCTTTCTCTTCATCATCTTCTTAGACATGGGTTGTATGGGTGCAGTACCATTACCATTACCGTTAGACTTCTTTCTTGCTCTAGGCATAATCTAGGTGTACCTCGATAGGTTAGCACGTGGGTGCTTCTCTTGGACTTTGCTCATAACTTCTTTAAAGCCATCAGATTGTTTAGGTTGTCCATATGTTACACCTCCTACACCAGCAGCCCAGTCCTTATCCCATTCAGGGTTGTCCTTTTTCCACTGGTCGTAGTCAGTCATGGACATGGAGAGTTCTTTTTTCTCTCCTGTGCTCTTATTTATTACAGGATATGTAGGCATGTTAAAACTCCAATGCGGTTGCGGTAGCAGGGAACTGCTGCTTGAATACATCTCTACATGCTTCAGCAATCTCCATGTGCTCAGCCTGTGTGCCATGAGCAGACCTAAGATTTATATAATGAATCCAACTACGGACACTACCAGTCATGTATATCTTAGTGGGAGTAGAGAGTGGTAAGACAAATCTAGCACACTCCTTAGCAATACCTGCATGAAGCATACTCTTATAGAGATCAATACTCTGATTGAAATGCTGTCTTATCTCCTTACGAAATCTTTCTTGCACAGCAGGGTCTACATCATCAATACTATTCTGTCTGTTCTTATCATCTTGACTACGCAACTCAGGTATAGGTATGTCCTCTCTAATGTACGAGACATCCTGATACCGTTGTGAAAATTCTTGGAAAGTAAATGACCTATGTCTAAGTATCTGTGCAGCAATTGCTCTGGTTGTTTCTATCTCCAGGGTCATGTGTGCTTGCTCAAAGATAGACCAGTGTCCATGCTTAATACAATACTTTAATAGCCCCTCTACCTTTGGGTTGTCCTGATTATTTGGGTTGCTTACTCTAGCAATATAACCAATGGTTTTCTCTGCATCAGGAGTGACAGAGACTAAAGATACTTTACTCATACTTAATAATAATGCGAGACATAATCAAAAGTCCTAGGGACTGAAGAAATGTTATTGGTGGTAGACCAAACAGTGTTGGCATCAACCAATTCCATAGTAGTTTAATAGCGAATGGATAGATTGTCAAGGTGGATAAGAATCTAAGAAACTGCGATGCAGATTCCATGTCCTCCTTATCTTGCTTCTCTTTCTTATTATTAACTATTATTTTTTTGGCTTTTTGGGCGGCTGTGGTGTTGATTCGTTCCATAAATTAGGTTTCACTGTACCTGCTGCTTGTTTAATATACTGTAGTTTCTCTTTGTAGAGATCCCAATAGTAATCAAACACATCGGCTTGCTTCTGTGCAACCACAAGGTCTTGACAGAACTCACCATCTACATACCCGACAACGTATGCATGAGTAGGAAGAGTTTTATCTTCCACATCTTCTTGCTTACACTTGGGTTTAATTATCTTCATGAGCGACCACCCCATGTGATTGAAGGGAATGCTTCAGAGATAACCGCTTTAGTAATACGCTTATACTTTGTATTCATTTTCCCATCCTTCACTAGGACTATGAGCTCTGCTTCATCAGCATGTAAACCTTCAAGTAACTGTACAAACATAGACTCTCTCTTCATGCCAGGCAATTTATCTGCCCCACCTTTAAAGAATCTATACAGTCCTTTAAACTCATGCTCTAGTCTTGTGTGGTCAGTACCTGCTGGTGCTTCATTAGGTGTGTAAGGAACATCACCTTCAGGTAACATAGAAACAACACTGTCGTCAAAATTGATAATAAGTATCTGACGTAGAGCAGTGCTGTTGTGCTTCTGAAGTATCTTTATCTTCTCTGCTTTGGTCTTGGCATTAGATACCTTTCTCAAAATTTCAGAGAGTAACAGTCTTGCAGAACTATTTGTTGTGGCCATTATGTAACTCCATAATTAATCATCATCTTCATCATCGGTAACGATTTCGTTTCTAATGTAAAGTAAATCATCAGATACTATCATACCATCCTCGTCAAGCATCTCAGGATGCACAATTGATTTTGCATAAGCAGCGTTTTCGATATAATCTTCAACGTATCCTTTTGCTAACCAAGAAGTGACTAGACCTAAGATGAAAGCCCCTATGACAACCAGGACAACGAGTGCAATTTCCATAGGTGTCTCCAATGAGGGCAGAACTATTTAGAGGGTTTATAGAAGTCCCTTCTCAGAAAGATACCTAACTGATTCAGTGCATCCTCCTATATTTTCTGACCCCAATTTAACCTGGGGAAAAGTTGAACCTTCTCCAAACTCTTGATAGAATGATTCTCTATCGAACTGTTCACCTAATTTATACTCAACATAATTGTAACCTTTACCGTCTAAAACCTGTTTGATTTTGGTGCAATAAGGACAACCAGTCCTTGTATAAACTGCGAAATTCATAATTGTTTATAGAATAAAAAAGGGTATCCGAAGATACCCTTGTTGTATATTATATATTCTGCTTATCAGAATGTGAACTTAGCACCTAGCTTACCACCGAAGTCGATGATGTCATCGCCAGAAGCATCTTCGTTAGAGATACCAGAAACTTCTCCGTAGAAAGCAAGACTTTCTGTAGCAGCATAGCTGATACCTGCCTTACCTGAAAGTTCTGTCTCAGTGTCGTCAGTAGAATCTGTGTGGATGAATGCTGGACCACCTTGTACGTAGTAACCAACTTTCTCAGCACCACCTTCAAAACCAACGTGAAGATCTGTAGTTGCAGAAGAATAATCTCCATCTGGATATGAAGCATTAGCTTCGACATTCACGTATGGACCTGCAAAAGCAGCACCTGTGAAAAGGAATGGAGCAGCAGCAAGAGCTGCGATTGAAGTTTTAATAGACATGATTGTTTGTTAACTGTCTCGCAAGGATACAAAAAGACCCTGCGGATGATAGACTTCCCCGACATGGGAGTCTGTTTTCATTCAACACAGGGTTACGATAATTTCGAGTCCTTTGTTAAGAAGTATTTATACTAACACAATCTTAACTATCTGTCAACTATTCGGTCTCTACGAATCTTTGCCTCTTGCATCTTAGCCTCTGCCTCATCCTTTGTCAAGAGTCCTCTCTCCAATTTCTTGTAAAGTGTATTCATTTCCTCACCCCACAGTCTATAAGCAACCATTCTCTTAGCACTCTTCACCTTCATATCCTTTGCTTCATCTGGACCTATAGGAAATCCTATGAAATAATCCTGGTCAACAATACATTCCCAATCTATATCACATTCTTCTACTGCCTCCTTAATCTCATCAGGGAGGTCTTCATATTTTATCTTAGGTAGCTTGTTCATAGTATTCGTAGCCAGATGCCATACGTGTGTGCCATATCATATTGTCACTCAATGGTACATCCATCATACCAGAGTGGTGAATGACAGTCTCAATGTTACTTACACCACTTGTTAGAGTAGCGTTACAGTCACTTCCATCACCATCTTTAAAACAAATGGAAGTGTTACCAGCACCTAAAGTAAATCCTGCTGGATGACCACTAA